GTTGGGACATGGAACATTTAATATTTAAATTAATGAATAAAGATAAACTTATTGAAAAAGATGTGCTTGGTTTAAAATGCCAAGTATCAAGTGATGGAAGAATACAATATGACTAAACCATTGGTGACAATTATCACAGCAACTACAGGCAACGAATTAGTAAGACAGAACATAGATTCCGTTTTAAATCAAACTTACGATAATATTCAACATTTAGTAGTTGTAGACGGCAAACATCCACATGCTGATATTATTTTATCAGACTATGGTCAACATGTTGATAGAAAAATTGATGTGTTAAAATTGCCTTATGCTACAGGAATAGAACAATATAATGGCCATAGAATTTATGGTGGATGTACCTATTTCGCTAAAGGTGAATTTGTTATGTTTTTAGATGAAGATAATTGGTTAGAATCTAATCACGTAGAATCTTTAGTTAATGTTGTTCAACAAAACAATACTTGGGCTTTTTCACTTCGTAAGATTGTTGATTTTGAAGGCAACTATATATGTAATGATGATTGTGAATCATTAGGTAAATGGGAATCAGTTATTAACGATTACTTCGTTGATGTAAACTGTTTCTTTTTACCAAGACATTTAGCATTACAGTTTTCACCAGGTTGGTACCGAAGAGCAAGACATCCACAAGAGCAACCAGAAGTAGATAGATTATTGAGTATGTGGTTGAAAGGTAATAACTTCACATGTAATACTAATGGTGAATACACAGTTAATTATCGAGCAGGCAATCGTGCTGACTCGGTGCAAAAAGAGTTCTTCCTTAAAGGAAATGAATTGATGAAACAAAAATACAATGGAGATTTACCATGGCGCAAAAAGACCTCGTAATAGGTGTTTTCTCAAACTATACATATGACTTCGTAAAACCTTGGATCAAGTCAATCAAAGAAACTGGATTTAAAGGTGATGTTGTATTATATGGCATAGATGTTAAAAATGAAACACTTAATAAAATCAAAGAAGATGGTGTTATAGTATTAACTGCAGTTTCATCTAAAGATGATGCACGTATTCATATGCAACGATTTCTTTACATCTATGATTATTTAAAAGAACATAGTGGTGAATATCGTTATGTTGTTTCGACAGATGTTCGTGATGTAATCTTTCAATTAAATCCATCAGACTTTTTTGATAATAGTGAATTGGGTTCTCGCATTATTACTTCAGGTGAATCTATTCGTATTAAAGATGAAGCGTGGAATCGTAATAACATTATTACAAACTTTGGTGAATACTTCTATGATGAAGTTAAAGATTTAGAAGTTCAAAACGTTGGTATCTTAGCAGGCGCAGCTTCATATATGAAAGACTTGTGCTTTGCTTTATATCAAATGTCATTAAATCGTCCTGATTGGGTTGCTGACCAAGCAGCTTATAATATGTTAGTTCACCATGAACCATGGAAATCAATTTCAACTAATTGTTCACTACAAGATTGTTGGGCTATCAACGCTCACGTTACAAACTATGATAGAGAAAAAGAAAAGTTCAAACCGTTCTTGATGGATGTCGCACCTGTTTTAGAAAATGGCCAAATTGTTCACGGAACTTCTAAACGACCATTCTATATCATTCATCAATATGATAGAGTTAAAGAATGGAAGAAATTCTATGAAGAAAAGTATGATGTGAAGATTGAATCACAATATACACCAGATGAAGACGTTATTATTATAAGGACTGCATAATGAAATGTATAGTTACCGGTGGATCCGGATTTATTGGATCACACATTGTTGATAGATTAGTTTCGATGGGTGCTAAAGTTACTGTCATTGATAATGAATCAGCAATTGCTCATGATCAATTCTATTATAATCCAAAAGTATTCTATTACAAATATGATATTGCTAATTATTATCAAATCAATGAATTATTTGACAATGTAGATTATGTGTTTCACTTAGCTGCTGAATCTCGTATTCAACCAACACTAGAAAATCCATTATTAGCATTTAAAACAAATACACTAGGAACGGCAACAGTTTTACAATGTGCTAGAGAGGCTGGTGTTAAACGAGTTATCTATTCATCAACATCTTCAGCTTACGGTTTAGCGAATACACCACCACTCAGAGAAACTATGCCAGATGATTGTTTAAATCCGTATTCGGTATCTAAAGTTGCAGGTGAAAAGGCATGTAAGATGTATACCGATTTATTTGATTTAGAAACTATTACATTCAGATACTTTAATGTCTATGGTCCTAGAGAACCAGTAAAAGGTCCTTACGCACCTGTCGTTGGTCTATTCTTACGTCAAAAGGCTGCAGGTGAACCACTCACAATCATTGGTGACGGTCTACAACGTAGAGATTTCACTCATGTATCAGATGTGGTCGATGCCAATATATCAGCCATAACTAATGGTATTCCAGGCAGTTTGTATAATATTGGTACTGGTAAAAATAATTCTGTAATAGAGCTTGCCAAAATGATATCGGATGATGTAAAATACCTACCAGCACGTCTTGGTGAATCCAGAGAAACATTAGCTTGTAATAATAAAGCGTTTACCGAATTGAAATGGAAACCAGCTAAGAAGATTGAAGATTATATTAAAGAGAGATTAAATGGGTAATATTACAATAGTAACAGCATTTTTCGATATCGGCCGTGGCGACTGGACACCAGAAAGAGGTCTTCCATCCTACTTACATCGTTCAAACGAGACCTATCTGGAAAGATTTGGTCACATGGCCACTCTAAACAATGAAATGGTAATATTCACATCAGCTGATTTAGTTGATAATATTACTCCATATCGTAAAGGTAAAGAAGACATTACCAAAATTATAACTATCGATTATAAAGATATGTTTAAAGAAGAGCGATTAAAGATTGCTGAAATTCAAACTAATGATGAATATCGTAGTAAAATTAATCCTTGGCAGATTAGTAATCCTGAATACTGGTCAGCAGATTATGTTTTGGTGAATTTCTTAAAGACACATTTTGTTAATCATGCTATTGAAAGTGGTTCAGTTACTAATGATACTGTAGCTTGGATTGATTTTGGATATTGTCGTGATATGTCTATGTTAGGTGGTCATACTGAATGGAACTATGATTTCACTAAAGATAAAATTCACTTCTTTAGACATAAAGAGTTTGATAATTCTAGAACTATTTTAGATGTAATTGCCAATAATGATGTTCATATTTTAGGTGCTAAAATTGTGGCAAATAAAGAAATGTGGCCAACATTAGAGAAACTCATAGATCATTCCATACGTGAAATGATGAAACATAACCTAATAGATGATGACCAAACAGTTATGTTAATTGCCAGTCTTCTAAAACCAGAGTTATTTGAAATGCACAAAATCGTGCCAGACCATACATGGATTGAACATAATTCGATTTTTAAAGAATATAACGTATAAATAGTTATATCATTACGACCATAGTGTGTTGTTAACCAATGAAAACTTTTTATACCTATTTAAACGAGCAAGCCGAAGGTGAGAAACTCACCCATATCGAGCATTTAGAAGACCATCCAATAAACAGTGGATCAGAAGGTTTTCAAAAGGCTATTGGTGTTTTACATTCAGTAAGACAACATATCCTCGCTGGCCGTAAAAATTCAGATTTAACTATGAAGCATGACGGTTCACCGTCTATCGTTTATGGTTATCATCCAGAAAATGGTAAGTTTTTCGTTGCTACCAAATCAGCATTTAACAAAACACCAAAAATAAACTACACAGATAAAGATATCGAAAAGAACCACGGTCATGCTCCTGGTCTTGTAGAGAAACTTAAATCTGCATTACAACATTTGCCTAAGATTACACCAAAAAGTGGAGTATTTCAAGGAGATGTGTTACATTCTGGTACTGATGTTCAGAAAAAAGGTGATAAAGTAAATTTCACTCCAAATACTATTACATATTCAGTTAAAAAAGATTCACCTGAAGGTCAGAAGATTGCTAAATCTAAATTTGGTGTATATACTCATACAGAATATAAAGGTAATGACGCTTCATCCATGAAGGCACATTTCAATCCTAATTTAGCAGGATTTAAACAAAACGCAGATGTCTATCATAGAGAACCAGGTCACGATACATCTAAAACACCATTGAAACCTGAAGATTCTAAAGAATTTGATAAACATATTCAAACGGCTGAGAAATTAGATAAAGAATCTGGTAAAAAAATGTATGCTGCTTTGGATCCACATAAAGAGCATGTGAAG